GCTTTGAGTTGTGGTGTAAGCTGTGGGTTTTTCTTTTGCGATAAATAATAGGCTAACCCAGCAACAAAACATGGGTAAAATCTAAAAGGCATATCCATTGTGTTTGTAGCTTTATCTGCATCGTCCATACGCACAAGTTTATTGAATACTAAAACATCTGTGCTGTTTTCTGGTGCTGGCCATATTTTTAAAGATGGTGTTGTTAACTTATCAAAGAAAAATTGTGAGGGTCTTGCCTTGGTTGTTTTATTCGGTATGTTTAGATACTCTGACCTGCTTACACGATTCATGCTAATGTCAGTTTGTGTTTGATTAACAGTTCTTCTTAAAACAACGTCTAAAACATCAATCACATTAGAATTTAACGAATAGCTCGTAGTTCCCTCTGAAACAGTTTGTGTGGCTTGCTCTATAGTCCACTGATTTAATCCTCTGTTTGCCCATTCTGCAAGCATAAGATTTACACTTCTTATAGCTGTTTTTAGGTCATAACCTGTTCTAAGTTCTGCACCACACCTTTCATATGCTTCTTCAATAAATTCAGTAACATTTGGTTCAAAATTAGTGCTTCCAGATAATGCCATTAGTCTTTCCTGTCATCTTGATTATATAGATTATCAAAAGTTATGTTTGAATCCATATAACTATCGTGTTTTTCTGCTGAATGAATCCACTGACTTGGAGAAAAATCTGGTGGACCTTCTCCTACACGCCATAATGCTGGATTTGTCGCTCTTACTCTATTATTTGGTAAAGCTACAAAATTACCAGTGTATTCACCAGCGTCTGTTAAGTATAGCACATGACTTTGTTTATGTTGTGCAGAATCATCTGCAATACTATTTTCAGTGTAATCTACTGTAAACATATAAGTTCCTGTGTAAAACTCGCCATTTATTTTACATATCCAAGGTGATGAGCTAA